AAAGTATTACCACCAATTAAATTTAAGTTTTCGTTCGTATTTTGAGCTTGCGGAGTCGGACTATACGATTCATTTGGCGTATCAGGCACGTTAGTTTGTCTAATTATATTTGGAACATCACTCGTTCCACGACCTCTTCTAGGCAATTGATTTAATATAGGTTTAAATGTAATCGATACATCTAACGTATGAGGAAGTTGTTGACCGTCTTCTATTTCCCACGAATTGTTTTGATCTATAGTTACGTTTACATTTTCTAAGAAACCGTGAACTCTATACATATAATCCCCAATAGTTAATCTTATCAATGGAGATGTCATAAAATTAGTAAGCTTATTGTAATCAGGATATATTTGAGAAATTAAGTAATTTAATTTTTTATAAGAAGCGTCTAATTCATCATAAGATCCTATTCCAATTTTAAAACTAAATGACACAGATCTATCAAATCCCTGATATACATAGAAATTCTCTCCTCTTCCCATGTATTTAAAGCCATTATATGTAGCTGAATTATTATCGGTTATCGAAGATAGGTAAGCTCTAAATAAAAGAATAACGCTGTCTTCTTCTTTACTATTTCCTAAACACTCAAATGCAAATTTGATTAGATCTTGATTGTTTTCTTTTGTTACCAAATTTCCGTTTGCATCTAATTTTTGGAAATCTGTTTTAAATGGATTTTCAGATCTTTCTAAATTATATGGAGCTATTTTATTTAGTTTATCTACTCTTCCGTCGTAAAATCTGATGTCAATTTTATTATCGTTAGTCCATTTATCGTATTTTAGATTTTTTCCTAAGCTGTCTCTAAAATCTTCATAATTTTTTATAGTTCCGTTCAATTCAGGTAGCGTTTTTCCACCCTGTTTATTTTTGATTTTATCGTATGTCCAAGTTAAATCAGACATAGGCGTTCCATCAGGCAGTTCAAAGTCAGAAGCTGCTGTGGTATCTACAGCCCTGTTTATAATAGTTGTGCCTATTCCATAAGTAGATCCTGGACCTCCCAAATACGAAAACAAAGTATCTCTTAGAGGAGATATGCCGAGTCTTTCTAATGTTAAAGAATCAACATAATCATTAGAATTGCCACTTACGTTAAAAGTAAATTGAGCGCCCAAAAAAGTTGACGTTGCTCTTTGATCTAATTTCAAATTAGCCAATATCAAAAGTCTATTTGTTCTTCTAGCTTCTTCTTCAGACATATTTATCTCTCTTCCTACGACGTCTGCATAATACCTCTCTGATAGATTATTGATAACGTTGCCAATTCTAGTTATGTGATTTCCTGTGCCCATAGTTGACACTTGAGCTAACAAGTTTTTATTGTCGTTATAAACTTGAGTGTTTATAAATAGACCAGGTATACTATTGGTTATACCTTTGTAAAAGGCATCTCCTGTTTGAACTTTAGGATTAGAAAATTGTAATCCTTTTTGCTTTAAAAGAAAAGCGTTTCCTCTTGGGTCGTCTTTCAAAAATCTCTCTATTCTAACTCTATCGATAGCCGACGTTGGAGTCTCTGCAGTTTCTCCTAAAACTTGAGTTAGTGTTCCTCCTCTAACGGGGAAATCCAAACTCATTCTATTGGTTTGAAAATACTTTCTAAATTGATTGTTTGTATTATCGTCGTCTATGCCAAATTGAATATACGGCAGACCCGAATCTCCTCCACCGGGCATATCCATGCCAAAACTTCTCGTTTTAGATTCATATTTGAATGCTGTTGGGTCGGATAATAAATCGAGTAGTGGCATTTTTATTTTTTATTATTTTCCAAAATGAGTAGACTTATCGAGAGCAGTATATCTTTCTACTTGAGTCGTTGTTACACTGTCAGAAGTATGCATATGATTGACTATAGTGATATCGCCTCTATTTCCCATATTTTCAGGCTTAGCAAATCCGCCTTGAGCTTTAGCAGGAGTCGTAGCCGCAACTGCTCCAGCAGCAGCGTTTCCTCCAACAGGTTCTGCTCCGCCTGTTGCTCCTCCCGGACCCATTGATCTAATTTGTGCTCCCATGCTTTCCGCTCCAGACTTAATGCCTTCTATGAAATCATCAGGTATTTGCCCAAATGCAACATAATCGAGAGCATTTATGATATGATAAGCCGCTGTTCCTATAAATTCTACAGCGTCAGCCATGAAATTTTTAGCTTTATCTATGATAGCTCTAACATTCTCTGGTTTTGATAAATACTCCATAAAGTTTCTTATTTTATCTACCAAACCTGAATGCTCTAAAAAATCGACAAGCGATTGTTTAACTTTCTCAATGAATCCAACCATTTTTTCTTGTGTAGAAGCAGTTACGAGAGAATTATAAGCTTCATCCCCAAGAGCTTCGCTCAGAGCTTTTTGATTTCCATATTTTAAAAGCCCCAATCTTAATTGCTCTCTGGCATTATCAGTTTCTTTGGCTCCTAATTTACCTAAATATTCTTGCTTTTTAAGCATATCGGCCATCTGATCTCTGCTCATTCCAAACGCCTTTGCTAGAGATTCGGCTTGTATCCTATTCATTTTTAAGAAATCTCCTGAACTTCCAACTTGATTATTGATTTCAAGAGCTGCGCCTGCAAGATCATTATTGAGAAATAACTCTCTAGCTTTAGATAAGTTTATGTTCTTACCTGTTAGCAATTGAGCTTCCATTTCATTGGAAATGCTAGATTCAAAATCCAAAAAGCTATCAGCAATGCCATCCAATTCCTTCAATTCCATTCCCAAAGCTTTAGTAGTTACTAAACTCTTAGTTAGCTTCTCTGGATATTTTGCGAATTGTAAACCTAAAACGCCTGATAAACTAGACGCTTCTTTCAATATTTGTTTTTGATTTAAGCTAATTCCTGTTGCTGCTTTCAACCCTTGAACTTGAGCAAGCACGCTTTTTACTATGCCTTCTTGAGATTTTCCTGCAATTTTTCCTGCCATTGTCAAATCTCCCATAGTCTGAACATCTAATCCCATTAGGTCTTTTAGATGTATGTTGGTTGTTAGCTGCTCTTCTGTAAGTCTATTGTTTACTCCTAGTTGTTCGCTCAATGAAACTTGCATTTCCATAAGAGCTTTAGAAGTTGCGAATATGTCACCATTACGCATAGACATTTCAGCAAACTCTTTATTCATTGCCATTGCTTCAGCCCTATTCATTCCAAGAGCTCTACCAGCTTTAACAATTTTATCTTCTACACCAACTACTAAATCTAACACTGACGCGAATCCGCTTATCATTCCTGAAAGAAGACCTCCAACGAGAGGTATATTGCTCACTAAATCTGCAACGGGCGCTGCCAATCCAGATACTACTTCTGCAGAATCTTCGCTAAGTCCTTTTACGAAATTTCCTGTTTTTGCAGCGGCTTGACCCATTTTATCTAAGCCCGCGGATGCCAATTTATATGCTCCAACCATTCCACCTGCAAGAGCCGCAGGATCTGTAAGACTTTCTTTAATTTGACCCCCTATAGCTTTCATACCAGCTCCAAGAACTTTCATCTTACCTCCAAATCCAGTCACTTTTCCATTGGCATCTACCAAATCCCTCGCTTTGCTAGTCATTGCTTCATACGCCTCTTCTCCAACTCCTAGTTTTTCTGTGAAAATTTTGAATAAATTTCCAGTAATTCCTATTTGTTTGCCAACCTTTCTCTCTGTCTCAAGGGCTAATTCTCCTTCTTCTTTCTTTCTTTTAGCTATTTCAATAAACTTTTCTTGAGCGCGGAGAGATACAATTTCTAAATTACCTGATTTAGCGGCTAAAGCCATTATTGTCTTATCAATATCTACTTTTTTACCTCTTGCAGCATTTTGTCTTGCATATTCCTCTGCTTGGGCTTTTATATTTTTATATTGATCAACGGATTCTTTACCGAGTTCTTTTTCGAGCTTCTCCATCTTTTTAGATTCGAGATACTCTTTTTGTTTTAGTCCATATAGTTCTTTACCAACTTCTTTAAGATTGACAGTACTTCTTTCCATAGTAGACAATCTCGCACTAATTTTATCGTATGCGTTGTCTAGCTGTTTGAGATCTCTCAAAGCGTCTTTTAGAAGATTATTATAGTCTCCTTGATCTTCTAATAAAGCTTTTAACTGCTTTTTAAATTGAATGGGATCTAAATTCTCCGCCATGTATACTATTTATACAAATAAATATGCTTACTTATTATTTCTTTGATTTGACTTGAGAAACAAAAGGTTTATCTTCAGATAATTTATTTACATGATCTGGTATGTGGAATTTTTTTGGATCTGAAGATGCATCAATTTTTTTGTTGTTCTCCTCTCTAAGCTTTTCAACTCTGTCAAGATATTCATTTATCTTTTTTAGATTATATCTACGCTTAGGAACGTCCATATTCCATACTTCAGTGTACGTAAATCCACCTCCACCGTGGTAGGTAAGTTCAAATACTTCGGTCATAAATGCGGACCTATAGCCCGCTCCCGGGAAAGAAGAAATCCGCGCTCATAGGCATATCGATCTCTACCTCTGAACCGTCGTTTAGCGTGAATGATATTTTAGTATCGATATCTGGTGTAATCTTAGCTATATACTTTCTTAGTTCTATGGAATCTTTCGCTAAAAGATAACCTTGATCAACGAAATCTCTAACTGATTTTGTAGAGTAATCCCCATTAACTGAAAGTATCTGATGTTTTAATCTTGTGCTTAGCAATCCTACTTCGCTGCCCAAAGCTTTTTTAAGACCTTTTATCTCTTCGTCTATTTTTTTATCATCTGCCACACTAAGTAGTTTAAACGTAACCGTATTTTTAGAAAATGGCAATACGAATTCAAACTCGTTCTTATTATTGAATATTTCTAGATCTAGTTCTTTATATTTTAAGTCTTGAAGATCTATCGTGATACTCTCTTCTTCTCCAGTGCTAGGATTCTTGTATTTAAATGTGTAGTCCTTTCCGTAACCCAAGATTCTTGCGGCGATCATAAGACCGTTTCTGTCTCCTATGAGCAGATCCTCGTAGTTTATTTTTGATTTGATAAGAGACTTAAGGGCTTCTTCTATCGCTGTGCCCTTGCGTAACAGGTTCATATTGGTGAGAATGTCCTCTTCCTTAGCCGTCATGTATTTCATTTCAACTTTGCCTGAAGACAACTCGTTTTCTTTTTCGTAAACTAGTCCTTGAGAAGGCAAGTCTACCATCTCAGTAGGTACCGTAAATTTTTGTTCTGCCATAAATTATTTGTTTATTTATAAATATAAACTATTAAAGTTTCCTGCATAAAAAAACCTTCCAAGTGGAAGGCTTTATTTGTAATATATTTTGTGTTCTTGGAGGAATTGGTAGTATTTGCTCTTTGGAGATTTTGGTTTAATATTATTTCCGTATTTTGAACCATTTAAAATTTCATGAAAAACTCCACAGTTCATGTTTAATTTTTTAGCTAATTGAAGAGCGGATCCAGCTTCTATTTTTTCTCCTGTTAATTTGTTTTCACAAATGACCGTTCCCTTGCTCGCTCTTGATTCTTCTCCAATTTTTCCTACTTGTCTTTTTATTGCAGCTTCAGAATAATTTTTTCTTTGCTCTTCTGTTGGGATCCAATTAGCCTTACAGTTAATACCGTTTTTATTACCTTTCATTTTTTCACTCATCTCTTTTTTCCAATTTTCTTTCTTCTCTCTCTTCCAAAGAGGCATAAGTAACTCTCTTGCTTCTGAATATTCTTGTTCAGTTAGCTTTCTTTTTCCATCGTACGCCATTCTATGGAAAGCCCATAGCATTTTTTGACCGTATATTGGATGCGATTTAAATTCCTCCGCAAGTATTTTATGAACTCTGTAATGTTCTCTTGCTGTTAATAGTACTTCCGTGCTTTTCTTGCTAAATGATTGCGGAATGATGTGGTGGGATTCGTAATAGACTCCTTCTCCTTTTTGTCTATTAGATAATAGTGCAGTTCTAATAATTTTAAAATAAGTTGCGAGCATAAAAAAACCTCCTTTATTATAAATATCAGAGGTTTTAGTTCGTTAGTAATTAAGTATGCAAATAGTCTTAATAATTCAAAACTAATAGTTGAGGATACAAAAATCCATTCCGATTGAAATCGTCAATTCAGTAGGATCCGCATTGGACCAATCGTAAGATCCGAAAGAAGCTTCTTTAATGAACGCTCCTTTGATGATCCACTCGGAAACAACGTCGCCAACAGGACCGATGATAGACAGATTCAAATCCTTCTTATAGAAGTCAGAGTATCCGTTTCTACCTGTTACAGATTCGTGATGCAAGCGCACCCATTCCATAACGGCTTGTTGACCTGATGGAGAGATTGGATTGTAAAGAGAAAGACTCATGTCCTTCCACTCTGCTTTTCCTTTCAACTTGCGATACACGTTAATGTGATCGAGTTTTATTTCGTTCAAAGTAACGCCCGGTGCATCGGCTTTTTTGATCAAGTAAGACGGAATACCGTCGATATACATGATGAACCTATTGTTAACTGTAGGTTCAAAAGCCGTAAACATTATTTCATTTGGATCCAATACTGGCATGTTATATTAATTTAATTCTTTTATAAATATTGTGTTTTTATTTTTCTTCTTTGCCACCAGCTAAAGATTTTGGAAGTCCAGGTTTGTCATCTGGATGTTGTTCACCTGCTTCGTAACCAATTTCGTCTTCCATCCCTTCTTCAACACTTTCTTCTTTTTTAGTGAAAGCTTTCATAGCTTCTTCCAAAGCTGCCAATCTTTCTTCTACTGTTTTTTCTTCTTTGTCTCCTTCCATTTTTGGAGCTTTAGAGGATTTCATGCCTTCAACTTTAGGCTTGGATTCGCTTGTTGATTTTTTTTCTTTTACCGCTGTATATCCCGCTCCAAAATTTTGCTTAGCTTCTTTTAGAGTTAATTGTTTCTTAACAGCTTCGTAAAGGTGAGCTGGTACGGCGATTCTGATTCTTGTATTATCGTTCATGTTGTTTGTTTTCTATCGTTTAGTTATTATGCTCCGAATGATGCTCCTGTTGGCAAGATGTTGAAATCTAATTGAATGAATTCAGCAGTTCTTGTAGGTTGTAAGTAGATAGATCCTACCAATTGGTTTCTATCGATTACGTCAGGAGTGTTGTTTGTTTCGTCCATTACAACTTGGAAAGCGTAAAGACCTTGCTTTTGTTGTACGAATTCCAAATAAGGATTAACTTGATTCAAGAATTTGTTACGAGTTATTTGAGTGTTTGGTTCGAATACCAAATTGTTAGCTACTTGCTTGATGTATCTCTTAAGAGCGATCAACAATCTTCTAACGTTTACTCTATCTAAAGCAGAAGGCTTAGCTTGTAAAGTCTTTTGACCATATACAACTGTACCAACTCCAGGGAATGTTGCGATCGGATTCACTTTGCCTCCGTATAAGAAGTTTCTATCGTTTACGCTTAACCTTCTTTCTGGTTGCAACACTGTTGAAAGACCTCCTCTGTTAAGACCTGCTGGTGCGAACCACTCTGCAGATACTTTATCGTTGTATTCGTAAATCGCAGGAATCAATGTAGAAGGCGGAACGAAATTTAATTTACCAGTTTCGCGGCTTCTAAGTTGCACCCATGGCCAATAAGTTGCTGCGTATGAATTATCGTACGATTGAGCTTGAGTTTTTGCCTGAGTCATGCTTTGGCCGTAACCTACTGTATCTACTACCGCAATATTGTCTCCTCTTGTTTGAGCTAGACTGACTAAGCTATTCACTGCTGATACTGCATTTACCATGGTCAAACCAGGCGCATATATTACATTGAAATCGTAAGCGTCTTGATTAGATAACAAACTTATTGCAATATTATAATTGGTAGGGAATACTCCTTGAATGTTTGTCGCTGCTGTTCCTGCTGTAGAAGTTGTGTTAGGAATAGATTCATACAGATTTAAAGCTGCTAATCCAAAGCATCCCCAAATAGCTCCGGTAGCGCCTCCAAAAGATCCATTCAAAGAACCAGATCCTAACAAAGGCATTGATGCTGTATAATTAATGTTAACAGTTCCTGCAGAATTAAAGTAATTCGGCATCGGAGTATTAACTGACTTTACTCTAACGTATCTTGATTTATTTGCGTAAGATCCACTGTATTGTAAATAGCTATTACCGAATTCGTCTGTACCTACGTTTTGTGTTTGATCTCCTATTATGTATGCTACATAATTTGGCTGATTAGGATCCAAAGACATATTTGTCCAAGACTCTAATACTGTTTTGCTATTTTCGTAATCGTCGCCTCTTCTAATCACCAAACTGAATAATCCAGATCCTGAATCGGAACTTATCACTTCGTATCTTACATTGGAAGAAGATCCAGAAGCTAATAATCCGTTTGTAGTTGTAAATGCACTCGCGGCAGCATTGTTGTTCATTATTTCCCCTTGAGAAAGAGTCTCAAGTACAAAACTAGCAGAAGGTTCAATACCGCGTGTAAAAGCTACTGTAGCAGAGGCACTCGTGTAACTAAACGCATTTCCTGCAGATCCTAATAAACTAGAAGTCAATTGGAGAGTTGTTGTACTAGAATTCGCTACTACATTAAATAGATTTTTTAATCCGTTTATCTTTGTCGCTATGTTAGCCACTGTATTTGCAGAAGTGCTTCCAGTAGTAATATAATAGTTAGGAGCAGAATCTGTTTGAGTGGTACTAGACGTTATAAAGAATTTACCTACTGTAGATCCTGTCAATTGGAAAAACGTATTATCACCAAAAAAAGATGATGTTGCTAGCATGGTAGCAAACGCTCCATTGTTGTAGTTAACATTCGCTGTCGCAGGCACATAAGTTCCAGAAACCACTCTCGTCACCAAAAGAGAATCTCCCCCTTGTTCGAAGTAGTTCAAAGCCGCCATGCTTGTAAGGTACTCTTGAGAAGTGCCTCCCGAAACGAATGCAGCTCCAAATATAGCTTTATATTCTGAATATGAAGTTACTTGAGTTGGAATATTTACCGGACCTGTAACCGTTGGTCCTAACAAAGCCGCTCCTGCAGCAATAGGTCCTTGGGTTATTTGACTCATATCGTTTTCCGAAAGGAAAACACCTGGTGATATTAATGTTTCAGCCATTTTTTTATAATTTGTTTATAGTTTTGGATCTGATAATAAATATCGCCACTTTAGTCAAATTATTGATTGATTTCTCCAGTTTCGATATTTATCGTAACGTTTCCGTATTTTTCTCTAAGTTCAGTGAATAGAGAAGATTCGGATTTTTTTATTTGAGCTATTCTTTGTTTTTGCTCGTCTATTTGATTCTCTAAATGCAACTTTTGGTAAGTGAGTTCTCCAAGAATAGAGGCTACTTCTAGACTGTCTTGCTTTATTAAATCTAATCTTTTTAATTCGTCTTCTGTAAGTTTTGTCATAACGTTTTTTTTGTATAAATATTGTAAATTTTGATCAATTAAAAACTCCTCTTATTTGAGGAGCTATGATTTATTTTTTATTAGCATCCATTTTTTTAGGGTGCTTTTTCTTGTAATACTTTCTTTTCTTTTTTTGTTGCTCTGCTGGTTGAGTTACCTCTTGTGGTTGTTCTATTACAACTACGGGTTTTTCCTCTTGAATAGAAGATAAATCTACTTCAGGTAGGACTGCATCTTCAATTTTTGAAACTCTCTCTTTTTGAGATTTTGATTTTTTGTTTACTGCTAGAATTGCTGTTGCAATTATCGCTAGCAATAGAATTAGTGTCAGTGTCATATTTTGTTTATTTATAAATATACAGAAATTTAGATTATTTAACTTGTTTAATTTTTATATTCGAGATATAGTATATTGTTTATAGCATAAAATTATAATGTATTTAAACCTCCTACATGCCAATATCCATCTATACCATAAAAGTTATGTATAGTTTTATTAGCTAATTCACCAATAGTTTGACCTTTAGCGTTAATAGGATATAGAGGAGCATTAACAATAGTATTAAAATTAGTACCTGCCACTATTATAGTAAAACTTGCGCCTTCTACTACAGGAGGTAAATTAATACCTCCCATATCTATAGTGGTAGGATCAGCCTGAGCAGTGACTTTATATATTCCACTAGAATAAGGTACAGTAAAATTTACAAAAGGAGTATCAGTTGTTCCTACTAGCGTAGGTACTATTATACTACCTGTTATGGTTTGATCTCCTATAAATGTGTTTGAAATTGTTGTTGCAAATGAACTAGTTGCTGAGTTTAAAACGTAGCTAGAAGCTGATACAAAGTTCTCAGTCCAGCTAGCTGTTCCAAGTAACGATGCTGTTATCGATGTAGCGTTTAAGGTACCTATTAGTGTATAAGATCCTGTTAGTGATTTTGAATTAATCCAAACACTGCCACTTCTTACTAATAGATCTCCATAAGAGCTATTAGTTGTAGTATCTATTACATCGTGAAGCTCTCCTAATTCGTATCCATTATCTATGCTAACATATATTGATCCGTTATTAGATTGATCTCTAACGACTTGTCCCAATCTCACTCCGTGTAGCGGCGCTGTAGGCGCAGATCCTGTGATAGATCCATTAGCTCCTAAGTAAACCACTTGTCCTGTCTGCCATCCAGGAGTATTCGTATTATAGCCCTTAAATAATCCCTGAGTCAAGACGCTTCCAGTATCTCCATTCGCGATATTTGCAATTACTAATCCAAGTGTATTCGCAGAAAGATTGTCGTTAGTCCAATCAGCAATTCCAATTCTTGGAATATCAGATGCATTATTTGACCCAGTAATTCTAACAACAATTCCTTTGTTAATCTGTGCTCCAGATTGGTTTAATACTGTTAATATTATATCTGAAGAGCTTTGTACGAAAGACTGGTTTATTGTTAATGGAAAAGTTATACCGTCGCCCTTTGTAAATGTAATTGTGTTACCTACCGCAGAGGCTGTGACTAGTAAAGAACCTGTATTTGTTGTTCCAAACGTAATGCTTCTTCCAAGACCGTCTGCAAATTCAGTTCCTGTATCATTCGTTTGAACGAGTCTCTGATACGTCTGATCTATATAAGAACCTGATAATGTAGGTATTGCCATAACTGTTCATAGCTTAGTTTATGAGTTGTTTTATAACCTCTGTTTTGTCTAGTTTAAAAGTCTCACAAACTGCATTGATAAATTTTTTATTCGTCTCTTGTTTTATTATCGATTTAAAACCCTTTAAACTTCCGTCGAATCCAGCTGTTTCTTTTAGATACGACTTTATTTCTTTGATTGGGTCGAATTTTGATTTTGTTCTTTTTTCTTGTTTTTGTTGTTCTACTTTTACTTCTACTATTGGTTTTTTTGTATTTGTAATTGGTTGAACAACTTCCACAGTCACTTTTTTCTCTTGATCCAATTCATACGTGTTTTCGTATGGAGTGAATACCGTATCTTCTGCTATTATCTCTAATCGTATTTTTCCGCTTTCCAATAAATTGGCATATTTTTTCAATTTGCCCATTGGAATAGTACATCTCTCATTTTGTATTTTGCCTGAGAATACATATTCGCAACCATCGGCTTCTAAAAATAATCTTGCTTTTGCGTCTCTAGCAGTTGTTCCTTCAAGTCTTATTTCGCACTGGAACTCGTTATTTTTATCTTTTAATAATCTGTACATCGCTAAGTGATATTTTTGTTTGCAATTGTTCCTCTATCTTATTTTGAATATCGAAAACCAATTTGGCAGAAACTTTTTCGTTGACTTCTTTTGTTTCGTCTTTGCGAGTTTCACCCATTATAAATATCAGCTTAATCTTCTTTTTTACTTTTTTCTTCCTTCCTCCTATGCCCAAACTATCGTCGCCAGCGCCTCCAGGAAATATCGGAGTTACTATTACTTCTATAGAAAGAACGTGGTCCCATATTTCTCTACCGGTCGCTTCTACAGTTATTCCATAGGTTTCTAAAAGGTATTGAGCGTATAGACTTCCAAATTTAAAATCACTCCATAGATAATTAGCTTTGTCCCAAGATATTTGAGTTGCTACTAACATTCTATAATGTAATGATTTTTTTTATATTAAATTGATATTTCTTTTCGGTTACTTATAAACTCTAAACTCTATTGGAGAATTATTTAGTATTCCATTTTCTGTGGTAACGACTTTGATAGAGTTGTTATTTAGTCTATACCAAGAGTATGCATTTCCGCCTGATCCTTGATTAACTTCTGTATCGTATCCTCCAAAAGGTAAAGGAGAGAAATACTTGTCTACGGGAAAACCTCCAACTATGGTGCCTAAGTATTCTCCTGATGCTACATACGTCCAAATTAAGTCTCCTATTGTATTTTCTAACACTTTTGCGATAGGCGCATTTGTAGAAGTTTGCGTTAATAGCGCGACGTATATCTTGTAAGGAATCGCTGATGATATTGAATGAAATCCGTATAATCCTCTATTCATATTTTCTTATTTTACGCGTATGTATAAGCTCCGCCTTCTAATGTAACTGACAAATAATCTCCGTAAGAGGTAGCTGTACCATAATTTGCAGAAGCCGCGACGTATATAGCATCATCTACGTTTAAAACCAATCCGCTTGTTGCTAATTCTATTGTAGGATTTACAACAGTATTAGATATTGTGGCTGCAGGCATAGCTATAGTTTTATATAATGAATAGTTTGGACCACCCGCATCTTGATATAAATAAACGTATACTAATTTTGCTGTTACTCCTGTATTTGTTGTATCACCTGTAGCAGATATAGTAATTTTGTTTATTAAAGTACCTTCTGCTGCTACTGCTGTATAAATTAAACTATTAGCATCAAAAAATGAGGATGGAGTATAATTTGCATCAGCAACAACGGGATTTATTATCTTTGTTACCATTATTGGTATCTGAGTGAATATTGGTTGTCTATTCGGTGTTCCAAAAGGTCCTGCCATATTAATTAAAATTTAAAAAATTAAAAATGTTTATCGTTGTATGTTTTGATTGTTCTAATTCTTGAGCTCGTACTATATAATTATAATTATTAGATCCAGTTGTTCCAGCATTTATTTCATTTATACCTGCTACTTGATAACCTGTTATAGCATCGGCTGCTGTAGCACTAATAGCATTGCTAATAATACCATTTACTCCAGATGTTACAGTTAATGATCCTGTTATAATTGTATTACCATTAACATCTAATTTAGCATTTGGAGATGTTGTTCCTATACCTACGTATCCATTAAATCCAGGTTCATTTAGAATAATATTAGCAAAGCTTCCACTTTTATAGAAACTTATTCCTCCTACTGCTGCACTACTATTATTAAGAGAAATATATCCAATTAGAGCTCCGGTTCCAACAGAAGAAAACGAATTGCTTTTTAATATAAATCTAGGAAATCCTGACGATGGAGATGTGCTAGCTACTGTTAATATAGGAAATGATGATTTTTGTATTAATAAATCATCTAAATAGCTACCAGTACCATTTACAGTTAATCCACCGCTTATACCGTCTGTTACTCTTATAGAACCAGTTACAGTTAATCCACTACCACTTACTAATAAACTACCAGTTATTACAGCGGCGCCATTAAATGGAAAACCAGCTGCCGCTCCTACTGCCTGCCATGTTGCATTACCATTTGCATCTGTTACTAATGAATAACCATTTATTTTAGATGGTATATCAAATCTTATACTCGATCCAGATACTATAAGTGATCCTGTTATAGTTGCTGTTCCAATATATGGGAAACCATTTGTTGCATTTACGGCATAAGATGCACTTGTACTACTAGAGGCATATGATGCGCTAGTTGCATTTAGTGCATATGAAGCACTTATAGCATTTGATGAAAATGATGATGATAATGCATATGAAGCACTTATAGCATTATTAGCCCAACTAGATGTAGCATTTAATGATCCACTTATACTAACAGATCCAGTAAATTGAGCTGTTGATGTAATCACCAACGATTGAGCAGTAATAGTACCAGTACTGGTTAAAGATCCTGTTTGTATTAGTGGACCTAAAACTTCTGTTGAACCTGATAATGTTGGTGAGAATATTTGCATTTCTTATATTTTTATACTTTATACCAATACCCATTTATAGAAACAAATTCGCTTGCTGTATCTATAGGTACATCAGCTACAGCATTATCACCAGCATCTACTGGTTGGTATGTTCCTGTAAAACCTGCAGCATTAGAACCATCTGAATTTATTATTGTTATTCTGCATCCTTCATGTTGTAATGGATTAGGTAGATTTATGCCATTGGACGACGCATCAGTTATTCTATATATACCAGGGGCATACACATCAAGAGTTGCGCTAAATAAACTTATACTATTATATGTAGGCATAGAATTTGCTGGAAAACTCCTCCAAACTGTTCCATCGGATACGAATTCCATTGTAGAAACAGCAGGAATTGAGTCTATATTTTTTGTGTATGTACTTCTAGTTCCTTGATAATATGGTTGATTAGTAGCGTTAATTGCTACTCTAGCGGCATTATCTTTATTAACTATTATTATTTTTCTATGAGGAACTAACGTCGGATCGGGAAATGTAAAATCGTACGTAGTTGGATCACTTCCGTCAATTGTGTAAATGCCTTCTGTGGTTGCTGTAAAACTAGCCGCTGATAAGCAGCA